TGGCGAAGCGCTATCGCGGCATCAAGATGCTGTTGTGCGCCGACGACGACGTGCTGCAGAAATGCCGGCACTGCAAGAGCCGCTTGGTGCTGGCCGATCATCCGCAGTTCTGCCCATCGTGCGCGCAGCCGCACGGGGCGTCGAATGCCGGCCTGCTGGGAGCCGAGGCCGCAGCGCTGGATGTGGGCGGAGCCGTGCTGCAGCCGGTCTTTGCCGATGAGTCGGCCAGGCGTGAGCGCTTCATCGACACCGGGCGCAAGGTCAGCGACTTCAACGATCTCCACGCCCAGGAGGGCCTGCATGTAGTGCGGGCGCAGGTCGAGGCCCGTCTCACGGAGCTTTCATGGCGGGTGCCTGCAGAAAAACGTGCGCCTTCCATCACCAACGACGGGGGCGAGGGGAATGATCGCTTGGCCCCCATCCATTCGCTGACCGAGCTGCTCGAGCGCTTCGCGCTGGTCTATGGGCAGGGCGGTACGGTGTTCGATCACAAGGAACACATGCTGGTGGCGCTGGGCGACATGCGCGATGCCTGCGTGCGTAAGGAACTGCACAGGGCGTGGATGGAGCACTCGGACCGGTCCATCGTGCGTGTGCGGGAAGTCGACTTTGACCCGTCGTGCGAGAAGCCCGGGGTGACTTGCAACCTCTTTGCCGGCTGGCCGACCGTGCCGCGGGAAGGCAACTGCGACCGGCTGCTGCAGCTGCTCTGGCACATGTGCGGCAATGAGGCCAACCAGAAGGCGCTGTACGACTGGGTCGTCAAGTGGTTGGCCTACCCACTGCAGCACCCTGGCGCCAAGATGAAGTCGACCATCGTCATTCATGGTCCGCAGGGCACCGGCAAGAACATGTTCTTCGATGAGTACATGAAGCTCTACGGCGAATACGGCCGGGTGCTTGACCAGGCGGCGCTGGAAGACAAGTTCAATGACTGGGCGAGCCGCAAGCTGTTCCTGCTGGCCGACGAAGTGGTTGCGCGCACCGAGGTGTACCACCTGAAGAACAAACTCAAGGCGCTGATCACGGGTGATCGCATTCGAATCAACCCAAAGAACATCCAAGCCTACGAGGAAGACAACCACGCCAACCTGGTGTTCCTCTCGAACGAGGCGATGCCGGTCGTGCTGGAAGAGGACGACCGGCGTCACGCGGTGATCTGGACCCCGGAGAAGCTGAGCCTGGAGTTCTACACCGAGGTGCTGGCCGACATCCGCAACGGCGCGACAGCAGCGCTGCACCACTACCTGCTGCAGGTTGACCTGACCGGGTTCACCAACGGCACGCATCCGCCAATGACCCATGCGAAGGAAGAGCTGATTGGCCTGAGCCAGGACAGCCCACAACGCTTCTTGGACGAGCTCTACGGCGACGACATCCCTGGGCTGAAACCCATGCCGGCGCTATCGAAGGAGTGGTACGAGGTCTACAAGGCGTGGTGCGCGCGCGAGGGCCTGCCGCGCCCGGCACCGTCACCCAAGTTCATCAACGCGCTGGTGCGCAAACGGCAGATCACCCACCCCGACCGGGCACGCAAGCGGTATCAGATCGAGCAGACCGTGAACGGGCCTCATGGCTTCCTGATGCTCGGTGACTGCACAGTGCCTGACGGGAAGACAGAGGCGGCATGGCTGGGCGACCAGGTCGTGTCATTCCGGCGCATGTACTCCGACTACAAGGGGCGTGCGTGATCACTACACCCATCAATGTGCGGTGTGTGCGGGATGTGCGGGCAGATGTGCGGGCATCGAATTGCCGCGTAACGCTTGCGGCAGTAGGCATGTGCAGGACGTGCGGGCATCGGCCTACATGGGCGGGCGCGGGCGCGAAAACGTATCCCGTACGCCTATCGAATTGCGCCTCGCGTGCGTATGTAGGTGGCCGCACATCCCGCACACGCCGCACACGCCTTGTGGCGCAGCGATCTGGCGGCTATCGCAACCCGCACACGCCGCCGCACAGCCCGCACATGCTCGCGCGCGCGCGTTTTTCCGCTTTAACGATCTTCAAAGGAAATGGAGTAGGGGGAATCAATGGCTGAGGAAGACGTGACGATCACTGGCAAAGAGCTGGCCTCGCTGATCGGCTGCAAGCCGTCCTACGTGGTAGAGCTGAGGAAGAAGGGCAGGGTGGTGGTGGGTGAGGGCGGCAAGGGATTCCTGAAAGCCGCCTCCTTGGAGCTCTACGCTCGCACCGCAGACCCGGTCTATGCCGGTGTCGCCCAGCGCCATGCGGATGAACGTGGCAGCTCGCTGGTGGGGAGCGGGGAGGGTGCCGGTGCCGTCGAAGCGGACATCGATGATGACGAGGAGTACGGCGACGACGACGATGCCAGGCCTGTACGGCCGGGCCGCCCCCAGACGCCGGATTCCGCGCGAAAGGCGAAGGCGCTGGCCGACAAGGCCGAGACCGACGCGCACATGGCGCACATCGCACTGCAGAAGGAACTGGGGCTGCTGTTGCCGCGTGCGGACGTGGAAGCCTTCCTCGCCGAGCACGCAACGACCTTCCGGGGGGCGATGGAACGCCTGGCCGACACGCTGGCGCCGCAGCTGGCTGCAACGCTGGATGAGGCTGGGTGCCGGCGCCTGGTGTGGGATGAGGTGAGCCACGCACTGGAAGAACTGAGCCAGGGCTTCCGCACGCTGGCGGCCAGCGGAGGCTGCGGAATGATGGGAGCACAGAGCTGCCTGGCGTCGGTACTGGCGCGCTCGCTGCAGCCGCGGCGGCCCATGAGCGTGTCGCAGTGGTGCGATGAACACATGCGACTGTCCACCAAGAGTGGCGGCAAGCCCGGGCGCTGGGTGACGGACCGCAACCCGCCACTGCGTGAGCCGATGGACAACATGTCCGCCCGTAGCCCGGTGCATGACCAGGTCTGCATGTTCCCGATCCAGTTCGGCAAGAGCCAGCTGGCGACCAATGCCATGGCCTACTGGATGGACTATGCGCCGGGCCCGATGATGTATGCGCTGCCGGGTGAGGTGTCCATGAACAAGTGGATCGCCCAGAAGCTCAACCCGATGATCGAGGTGTGCGCAGCGGTGAAGAAGGCGCTGACCAGCACCGCCAGCCGCGACAGCGCTAACCAGCGCACGTTCAAGGACTTCGCCGGCGGCCAGTTATTCGTGGAGCACATGGGCAGCCCGCAGCGCCTAAAGTCCTCTACGGTGAAGTACCTGCAGGTTGATGAGATCGATGAGGCGCCACAGCAGCTCTCTACTGGCGATGATCCAGTGAAGATGCTTGACGGGCGTACGTCATCCTTCCCAACCACCTACAAGCGCCAGTACATCAGCACCCCCGGCATTGCCGGCCTCAGCCGGATTGCCAAGCTGTACGACAAGAGCGACCAGCGGCGATACCACGTGCCGTGCCCCCACTGCGGCCATTACCAGGCGCTGCAGTGGAGCGGTCTGGTGTGGTCGCCCGACAAGAGCCATGCGTGGTACGCGTGCTGCGAGTGCGGTGTCGCCATCGAGGAGCACTTCAAGACCGACATGATTGCCAACGGGCGCTGGGTGGCGGCCAACCCGGATTCGCCGATCCGCGGCTACACCATCAATTGCCTGTACTACCAGTTTGGCTTGGGGCCGCGCTGGTTGGACCTGGCGAAGGAATGGCTGGAGGCGCAGGGTGATCCCGCGTCCCTCAAGACGTTCGTCAACGACCGGCTGGCCGAGACGTGGGAAGACCCGTCGATGCGCGCGGTCAAGCACAACGTGATCAAGGATCGAGCTGAACCCTACGCCCTTCGCTTGGCGCCGCTCGGGGTGTTGGCGATCACCGTAGGTGTCGATACCCAGGACGACCGTCTGGCAGTTCACTTCATCGGCTGGGGCCGAGGGATGGCCGCGTGGACTTTGGATTACGTGGAACTGCAGGGTGACCCCGCAGAGGATGCCGTGTGGGTTGCGCTGGCGGACCTTCTGAATCGCGCCATCGAGCGGGCGGACGGCGCTCTTCTGCGCCCGATGGCGGTCGCTATCGATGCCGGTGGCCACCGCACGGAGGCGGTAAAGAACTTCGTGCGTAAGAGGCTTGTGACCAGACCCATGTGCATTTTCGGCGCCGTGCCGAACAATGCCCCGGTGCTGTCGAAAGGCAAGCTGGCTGACGTGACCTGGAATGGAAAAACGGACAAGCGCGGCATCACCATTTACCACGTCGGCACCGTGGCGGCGAAGCACTATCTGTATAGCCGCCTCTCTGCCGACGCCGAGCGCGCCGTTGAATCGCGGTTGGTGCATTTCAGCGATGAGCTGCCGGATGAGTACTTCCCCGGGCTTGTATCGGAGGTCTACAACCCGGTGAAGAACCGATTCGAGAAGAGGGTTACACGCAATGAGCCGCTCGATACTTGGGTATACGCGTACGCTGCCGCGCATCACCCGGAGGTCCGGCTGCATCGCTACACGCGTGCCGACTGGGACGTGCTGGAGGCCCGCTTGCTGCTGACGGTGAACAGCGCGGATTCCCGTGAAACAGATGCAGCGTCGACCGTGGTCGAGGAAAAGAGTGTTTCGCGTGGAACGCAACAGGTCCGGCCGCGTAGCAGCGGGCTGGCGCGAGATGGGTGGGCGCTGTGATGGCAAAACGTACCGAGTCGGCCGAAGAGCTGAGGGAGCGCATCCTGGCGGCCATGCGAGCCGACATCGGCATCAGCGAACGGATGGCGCTGCCGTTCGTTGAGTCGGTGATGCAATGCTTCGCCGGCGAGCAGCCGTACTTCCCTGCCGCAGTTCGGACCTACCCCCTGACTGAGATTCGTCGTTCTTTAGAAGCTGGGATTCCCGTGAAACAGGTCATGCGGGACTTTGACGTGTCCAGATCAAAGCTGCACGAACTGTTCCCTGGCGGGCTCCCGAGAAAGGGAAAACAGGTGCAGTCCACGGTTTCAATGAAAGTGGAGACAAATTAGTTTTCTGCTTCTTTAGAATCAGCTAGTTACGTGGGCCGCTGTCCACGACTTTATTGAGTTCGTGGACAGCGCTATCCGTAGCCTATGTAGTCATGAAGACTGCTCAGGAAATGCTGGATTTCTACATCGACGCGGAGGTCGCCGTCCTTTCGGGCCAGACCGTTCGCATCGGTGATCGCCAGTTGACCCGGGCAGACCTGGCTGAGATCCGTTCCGGTCGAAAGGAATGGCAGGCTACAGTCCTGCGTGCAGGCGCGGTTGCTGGGCGGCGGGCGCGCTGGGCCAACGCCGATTTCGGTGGGGTGACCTGATGTCCTCCGCACAGATCGCCAAGGCTCGACTGGGTGCCGCTCTCGGCGCCGACCGCGCCATCCAGTCGGCCCGTGCCCAGATGACTCCGGTAATCGCCCGAGCCCACGAGGTCACGCGCCCGTCGCGAAACCGAAAGCTGGCGAGGGATTGGGGCAGCGGCAACACCATCGCCGGCATGGATGCGCGCCAGCTCCGCGATCAGGCCCGCCATCTGGAGCGTGACCTGGATCTGGCGGACAACGCGCTGAACGTGCTGGTGCAGAACACGGTAGGCGCCGGCATCGACGTGCTTTCTGCACCTCGACTTCCTGGGCAGCCGATCAACCGCGAACTGGCATTGCAGCTGGACGACCTGTGGGACGCTTGGTGGGACGCGCCCGAGGCCACCCGGACGCACGACTACGGCATGTGTCAGCAGCTGCTGGCACGCAGCTGGTTCCGTGATGGTGATGCGTTCTATCAGGATCTGATCGGCACCGTGCCGTACTTCGAGCATGGCACTGCCGTGCCTTATAGCTTCGAGATGCTGGAAGCCGACCTGGTGCCGCTGGACTTCAACGATCCGGCGCGCAACATCCTGCAAGGTGTCGAGCGCAACGCCTGGGGCCGGCCCATCGCGTTCCACGTGTACAAGAGCCATCCGGGTGACCCTATGGGCACTCGGCTGGAGACCAAGCGGGTTTCTGCCGACTTCATGCACTGCATCGCGCTGATGAAGCGCCTGCACCAGGTGCGGGGGCTCAGCGTGTTCGCGAGCGCTATGTCTCGCTTTGAGGACGTGAAGGACTACGAAGAGTCCGAACGCATTGCTGCCAAGGTGGCGGCGTCGATGACGTTCCAGATCAAGAAGGGCAGCGGCGAGCAATACGGCGCGGATATGGGCGGTCAGGCCATCCTTCAGGACGGTGTTCCGATTCGTGAGCTGCGCCTCGCCCCCGGTGCGATCTTCGATGACCTGTTGCCTGGCGAGTCGATTGAGAGTCTGGGCACCGACCGGCCGAATCCCAATGCCGCCACCTGGCGCAAGGAACAGTTGCGCGCAGCTGCCGGTGGCATCGGCGTGAGCTATTCCAGCCTGTCGCTGGACTACAACGGCACCTACTCGGCACAGCGTCAGGAGCTTGTCGAGAAGTGGGGCAGTTACCTGATGCTGGCCGAACGCTTCATTGCGCTGTGTGTGCGACCGCAGCGCATGCGTTTCGTGGAAGCATGCGTGCTCTCGGGCCGCGTACGCCTGCCCCGTGGCTGGACGCTGCGGGACCTGGCCGCTTCAACGTACGTCCGCCCCGTGATGCCGTGGATTGATCCGTTGAAGGAGGCCTACGCGCGCGGCGAGGCGGAGGACCGCGGCTGGGTGTCGCCGCAGCAGAACACCCTTCAGTACGGCAACAACCCTGCTGAGGTCCTGCGCCAGCGTCAGGACTGGCAGGAACAGACCCAGACCCATGCGCCGCCGGCGCCCAACACCAGTGCAGAAGCGCGTGCCCAAGTCTTGGGCCAGCTGACGCGCGATCTCTCCAGGAGCGAATGACATGCGTGCACGCCTGTTGGCCAGCGCGATCGAGAACACCATCCGCGCGGACGCGGCAACCGAAGCCGAGCTCGGCCCGGCGCTGTATCAGGTCCGCGCAGAGGCCGATGTCGCCGACGTAATGATCTATGGCGCCATCGGCGGCTATCTGTTCGAAGAGTCAGTATCCGCCGCCGACCTGGTCGAGCGGATCGGCCAGATCACGGCGGGCACCATCCACGTGCGGCTGAACAGTGTCGGTGGTGTCGTTGCCGATGGCATGGCAATTCACAATGCGCTGCAGGCCCATCCGGCGCACAAGATCGTCACCGTGGAAGGGCAGGCCGCATCCATCGCCTCGCTGATCCTGCAGGCCGGCGATGAGCGCCGGGTCTATGCCAGCTCGCTGGTCATGGTTCATGCGCCACGCACTGTGGCTGCCGGCAGCGCCACCGCATTCCGCCAGAACGCAGAGGCGTTGGACGCGCACGCGTCGGCAATGTTGGAGGCCTACGCGGCGCGCTCTGGCCGGCGTGAAGAGATGGAACGACTGCTTACCGACGACGCCGACCACTGGTTCTCCGGTCCGCAGGCCGTCGATGCCGGTCTGGCCGACCTGGTGGTGGACGCTGACCCCGGTGCCACGGCCATGTGGTCGTCGGCATCCACCGTCGCCATCAGCGGCTATCTGCAGTCCATCGAAGGCGCTGGCGCGCCCGTTTTGTCCCAGCTGCGTCGAAGCATTGTCGCCAGCCTCTCTCCGCAAGTATTCGCCTCGCTTCCCGAGGTCAGCCAGTCGGCCGTGATCGGCCATATCGAGGATCCAACCATGAAGAAGCAGTACAGCGCCATCCTCGCGAACGCCGGTCGACAGAACCCGGCAGTCGCAACCACCGCTGCCGCGCCCGTCACCCCGGTCGTCGCTGCGGCTCCCGTTCCCGTGCAGGCCTCGGGCGATCCGGTCCAGGCCGCTCTGGGCGCGTTGCGTGAGCGCAACACCCAGATCCAGGCCATTGCGCTCCCGCACATGGGCAACGCACAGGTCCGTGGGTACGTGGATGGCGTGATGGCGCAGGCAGACTCCAACATCACTGCCGACGCGGTGGGTCGCCACATCCTGGCACTGCTGGGCAGCAACTCTGCACCGCTCAATGGTGGTGCGGCCGTCACCGCTGGCACCGACCAGCGCGATCTGACCCGCTCGGCCATGTCCAATGCGATCGAGGCTCGTGCCGGCCTGGTCCAGGCGACGGACGGTAACGCCTTCCGTGGCATGTCGCTGACGGAGATCGCCCGCGCGTGCGTGCAGCAGGCCGGTGTTGACACCCGTGGGATGGAACGCCTGGAAGTGGTGGGCATGGCGTTCACCCACAGCAGCTCGGACTTTCCGCAGCTGCTGGGTGACGCTTCGCGCCGGGCCCTGCTGCAGGGCTACCAGGAAGTGGAAGAGACCTTCGACCAGTACACCCGTCCGGTGAATGTGAGCGACTTCAAGCCGACCAACCTGGTGGGTCTGGGCGCCTTCTCGGACCTGGACGTTGTCCCGGAGGGCGGCGAGTACAAGCAGGGCACGTTCTCCGAGCAGTCGCAGGCAATGAAGATCGTGACCTACGGCAAGCTGTTCACCATCACCCGCCAGGCCATCATCAACGACGACCTGGGCGTGTTCGGCGACGTGCCGCGCAAGATGGGCCAGGCTGCACGGCGTACGATCGCGAAGGCCGTGTTCGATCTGATCAACAGCAACCCGATCTTGGCTGACGGCAAGCGCCTGTTCCACGCTGACCACAAGAACCTGCTGCCGGCTGCGCTGATCAGCACCGCCAGCGTCGGCGCGATGCAGGCTGCCATGCGCCTGCAGAAAGATGCGGACGGCAATCTCATCCAGGTGCCGATGCGCGGCCTGTTGACGCCGGTGGCGCTGAGCGGCCTGGCAAAGACCGTGCGCACCGCGCAGTTCGCCGTGGGCGCGGGCGTTGGCAGCAACGACCCCAATATCGTTCGCGAGACCTTCGAAGTCTGGGATGACGGCCGTCTGGATGCCAAGGATGCACAGGCCTGGTACGGCATCTCCAACCCCGCCTACGTGGACGGGATCGTGGTGGGCTATCTCGACGGCAACCAGACGCCGTACCTGGAGCAGCACCAGGGCTTCACCGTCGACGGCGTGGCGTGGAAGGTGCGCTTGGATGCGGCACCGGCCATTGCCGACTACCGCGGCATCTACAAGAACCCCGGTAACCCGGCACCTGCTCAGGGCTGATCGCCTGCCATGGAGATCACCGCGATAGCGGAGGTCTCCTGAACCCTTCACGCATCCGGAGAGTTTTTATGAAGAACGCACATCAGGACGGTCGCGTGCTCGACGTGACCCTGGCCGCTGACATCAAGAGTGGTGAGCTGGTCGTACAAGGCAAGCTGGTCGCAGTCGCTGTTACCGATGGCAAGGCCGGCGAGATCATTGCTACGCATGTCGAGGGCGTGTTCGAGCTGCCCAAGCTGCCTGCCGCCGTGTTCGCTGCCGGCACCGCTGTCAACTGGGACACCGAAGCCCAGCACGCGATCGCTGGTGCAGCCGGTGCCGACCAGGTCGCAGACATCGGCTTCGCCGTCTACCCGGCCGAGGCCGGCGCACTGACCGTTTTCGTCCGGCTGACGCCGGGCTCCGCCGCAGCCGGCGGGTAACCGAACAGGCCGGCATCGCTCACATTCGCCCGGGTGGCGTGAGCGGTGCCGGTTCTTCCACAGCGACAACGGGGGATCGCATGGGCACCACCAGCACGCCGCGCGGCGTACGCAACAACAATCCTGGCAACATCGACCGCACCAGCACGCCGTGGCAGGGTGAGGACCGGTCCGCTGCGGCTATCGCCCGCGAGCAGCGCTTCTGCGTGTTCCTGACCCCGCAGGCCGGATTCCGCGCCCTGGCAAAGACCCTGCTCACCTATCAGCGTAAGCATGGCCTGCGCACGGTGAAGGAGATCATCGGGCGCTGGGCCCCGCCGGTGGAGAACAACACCGGTGCTTACGTTCAGCAGGTTGCCGCGGCGGTGGGCGTTGCGCCTTCGGAGGTCATCCGCTTGGACAACGCGGTCACCCTGAGCCGTCTGGCTTCCGCCATCGCGAGGCACGAGAACGGCGGAATGTACTGGCGCCCGGATGTGATCGACGCGGGCGTTGCAGAGGCGCTGCGCTGATGGTCGGCGGCGGCGTTACCGCCCAAGCGCCTTGGTGGGCGGCCGGGAGCGTCGTCGCGCTCTGGCTGTTCAGGGAGGTGTGGACCGCGTTGCTGGCACGTCGTAAGGACCGCACCGAAACCGATGCCAATGTCGATCTGCTCAATGGGCTCATCCAGCGCGTGAAGTCGCTGGAAGAGTCGCAGGCACAGACGACCTTGAAGCTTACTGAAGAAATCAAGCTGCGCATGACCGCGCAGGAGCAGGCCCACCGGCTGCGTTTGCGGATCATGTCGCTGGAGGCGGCGATGCGCGGTGTTGGTGCGGTCATCCCCCCCGAAGACCCGGTGGAATCCGCATGATCCGCGCCCTCATCGTTGCCATCCTCCTGCTGCTGGCCGTCGTCGTCTGGCAGCGCGGCTCGGTCTCCAGCGCACACCGTGCGGCCGACCAGGCCGCGTCGAGCCGTGACGCTATGGAAGCTGAGCGTGACGCTGCCCGCGCTGAAGCCAATGCCGCCGCCGAAACCCTGAAGGCAGAGCGCAGAAGCGCCGCCGCCGCGAACGCCCTGGCCTCCAAGTACGAAAAGGAAAAGAACGATGCACAGACGGCATCTGATCGCCTCGTCGCTGATCTTCGCGCTGGCAACCAGCGCCTGCACCAGCGTTGGCAAGCGTCCGTCGCCACCGCAGAGCTGTCCGCGGCCGCCGCTGCCGCCGGCGCCGCTGATGGTCGAGCCGACGACCGAATTGAAAGTGCGGGCCGAGCTGTTGGCGCCGCCGCCCAGTGCGACGCCCAGGTGAGAGCGCTGCAGGCATATGCGCTGCTGTGTTCGGGAGGTGCCCGGTGAGCGAGCGGGACTTCCTGCGTCAGATGGACGCAACCATTCATGGCGCGCTGGCAGTTGCCGGTATGGTCTCCACCGCTACGGTCAGGTCGGAGAGGACCGGCGTCGTGACTGCGGGCGTACGGATCTACATCGACCGCGATGTGGAGACCATCGGCGATCTTCAGCAGTTCGCTGCGGGGCGGGTCGAAATCGTGTATCTGCGAGCCGATGTTGATCCGGATCAGGGAGATCGCGTCGAGGTCGATGGCGAGGTCTTCGTTAACGCGAAGAGGCTCAGTGACGACGGCTCCCGCAGCCGGTGGTTGGTGCGCCGTGGCTGAGCTGGCTGAGCCCCTTTCCTGGCAGCTGGTCGAGTTCCTACGTGATCGCGTGAAACTGATCCGTACCTCGGCCGGCTTCCGCACCGATATCGGCGGCGGCCTGATCGTGGTGGACGATGATGAGGTGAGCGAGGACCAGTCCGAGCCCGCCACCGTCATCTCGGTCCCGCAACTCTCGCGCAGCGGCGGTAGCAGCGCCCAGGTCAGCTCCGACGCGGCAATCACCATCGAGTTCGAAGTGCCGCGCGGAAGTGGCCGGGAGAACCCGAGGCTGCTGGTGCACCGTGCCAGGCACGACTTGATCCGTGCATTGACCTTCAACCCGAAGCTGCTGCCGAAGGGTGTCACTGCGTTCGAGCTGGTTTCAACCCAGATGGCAACCCTGGAAGACGATGCAGGGCATTCCGCCGTCGTCGCTCAGATCACCGCGCGGGCTGGTCTGACCGAGACCTTCGAGCCCGTCCCCAACCCGAACCCGTAGGAGCAACATCATGGCACAGCCCAAAGTCCGCAAGTTCGCAGGCGACCTGCGTTTCTGGGAGCACGGCGCGAACGGCGCCCGCATTCCCGTCATCCCCGAGCCGGCCGACAAGTTCGGCAACCAGCCGCTGGAACAGTCGTCGCTGACGTTCAGCTACGAAGCCGGTGACTCGGTGGAGATCAAGAGCAAGCGCCGCGATGCGCGCTATCAGCAGATCATCCACAAGGACTCCAACCCCGGTGTTACCAGCGTGTCCATCACTGCGCTGGAAGTGCCGACGGCCATCCTGGCTCGCATGCTGTACGGCACCTTGGTATCCACCCAGGTCGCCGCCGGTACCGCCACCGACGTATCCGTGACCGTGGGCAGCGTGGATACGCCGGTCAAGCTGCCGCACAACTTCCTGCTGGCCGACACCGCGCCGGTCTTCAAAAAGGGTGCCGACGAGCTGGTGGAGGGCACCGACTACACCCTCGATCCGGTGCATGGCCTGTTGATTCCGAAGCCCGGCGGCGCGCTGCAGGCAGGCAACACCGTGGTGGCCAACTACACCTACGACGCCTATCTGGAAACCGCCATCAGCGGCGGCACCACGCCCAGCAAGTCCTTCCAGATCCTGGGCGATATGCAGGACCGCATCAGTGGCGATGAAGGCCTGCTGACGATCCCGAACGTCGACCTGACCGTGGATGGCGATGTGGACTGGTTCAGTGATGAGCCGATCCAGGTGACCCTGACCGGCCCGGTGATCTTCCAGTCCGGCGAGACCGATCTCTACACCTTCAAGATCGCGGCGCAGTCGGCGGACTGAGTGGGCTGGTGACCTCGGCAAGGGGAGGGGGCCTGTGCGGCGCCCTCCCGGCATGAATCAGGAAGGGCTTCGTGGCATCCAATCGCGCCAACAACCTGCTCAAGTACTACGTCAGCGGCCGTCGCGCGAAGGGCTTCCATGGCCTGACCGACCTGGCTGGCGAAGTGTTGAACCGCTACGACCTGTCGGTGCAGCGAGCTTTCATCGGTCTGCAGCGCCGCGCCGGGCCGGCTACTACGCAGGAAGTCCGTGCCTCCTACAACATCCGCGCTTCTGCCCTCCGTGGGAAGTACCGGGTGGAGACGGGTGAACGGGGCTACAGCACGGGCAAGCGCGGCAGGGATGACTTCCTGGCCATCTGGGCCAGCACCCGGCAGATCTCGCTGATCGAGTTCGGTGGCCGCTGGGCTGGCCGCAAGTCCAAGGGCGCCACGGCCAGCATCGGCCTTGGCGAGTCGAAGACCTACGACGGCGCCTTCATTGCCACG